CATCATACCATCCGTAAGCGTAGGTATGCTCTGAGAATGGTATCTCAAACTGTTGACACAACTCAGCGTCAACGTCTGTCAGATAGGCTGGCTCTATCTCGCCAATCCTAGTTAGTTGAAAGCATACTGGCATTGTCTTTGCTCCCTATTTGTAAACCATCCAATTATTCATGGCTCACCTCTCCATCATCATATCATACATTGCCTGTCTGATATCATCCACAGCCACTACGATTAGCCATTCCTCTGTGTTAATATCTCGGCAATGGAATTGCGCTTTCTTATCTGCCAATCTCCTAGAATGGATATCGGCAATGGTCCACTTAGCTGTGTCTATCTGCATTGCTCACCTCACGTTGCTAGTGCCAAACAGGGTTCCGCAACCCTTACATCTGAACCACTCATACTTAGTCGGCAACTCTGTCCCTGAGCTATGGTGGGTTGTCGGTACAGTCTTCCCACCACAATCAGGGCATTCCCCATTGCGTATCGCTACTCTCCGTTCCTCACGCTCTCTCAACTCTCTGTCTGTTACTCTCATCGCTCTCTCCTCTAGTATGTCCTTGGTAATCCTTACAACTCCCCTGATAGCCTGATAGTAGGTTATCGGTATTCATGGTTGTTGGCTTCAGGTAGTGGGGTCGGTGGCGGTTCCTTAGACTGTGGTTTGTGTGTGTGTGTGTGTCGTGAATAAAACGCGCTGACGGCGTACTCATTGGCATTGTCGTTGATTGACTATCAGGCTATCAGGGACTTTACAGAGGCGCGCCAAGGCCCGATCAGGGGCAAGGCGCGATTTCGGATACCCCGCAAATCGAATTAGAGCGGCGCTGATGCGTTTTGAACCTCGGCCCTTGGCGGGGGTAGCGGCCGATCTCGGCCAACGCGCCAGCGCCCTTCTAATTGGATTTTTGAACAGAACGAGAACAACTGAGGCGAAAAGAAAGGGCGCACAATGCGCCCTTTCCGATAGCGTGGTGAATAGCTTAATCCTTAACGCTAAGATTATCAGCGTTGGCAACAATGAAAGCCCGGATATCGTCGGCGCTATCCAATAGCCTTTCCATCTGCTGTCGATACAGCGTAATTGGCCATTTGCCGAAACCATAGACGCTGATTGCGCCCTTGTCGCTAACCTTCATAGTCAGCTTGCGAGGCTTTGTCGCGGCTGCAAGCTTTGTCTCCAACGCGGCAATCTTGGCCAGCATTGCCTCTTTCGACATTTCAGCAAAAGCTTCTGTCATAGACATGGTGTCAATCCTTTGTGTTAGGACACAGCGCATTGCTGCATCGCACCAAGTAGTCTGAGCGCCGATTGTGGCGACAATAAGGCACAATTGTGGCGGCAGCCATGTTTGTTTGCATTGCTGCCATGCGCCGCTCGCATTGCTACTTGGCACAATGTTTGGCAACGCAAGAACCATGCCAACATTTTTTGTGCGCCGCACAACGAGGGGGTGGGGGCCAAAATTCGCTCGCTCGGGCGCGCGCAGAGATGCCGCGCAAACTGTGAGCAATTTTCGAATCGGGAACAAAAAGAGAACAAGCCTAACGGCGGGAGATGGGGAAGGGGAATTGGCAAGATGAAAAAACGTGGCGCTTGACTTTTCGAGAGAATGGGAATAGGATGATGGTGTAGGATGGGATTAGATTATGCGGAATTGGGTCAAAGGGAGAAAGCGGAAGCGGACTTGGCGAGACCAGGAAAGAGAGTTCCGTGCCCAACGAGACCCGAAGATGGTGGTGACACTGCCGAGGATAACGTGCTTCGACCAGGAAAAGTTGCGAGAGAAAGAAAGATTGGTCCTGTCAGAGAGTTGACGAGGGCTGACCTTGCGGAACTGAGCGGGCCGCGACCGAAGGTGTCTGCGGCTCTTCGCTTTAGGGACTCGCATCATCGGGTGGCGATTCTGTTTGCCGAAGGGCTAAAGGCAAAGGAAGTGCAGAAGCTCACTGGTTATTCTCTCAATCGAATCATTCAATTGCACAACGACGTGCAGTTTCAGGAGCTAATTGCAGAGTACCGTCCTGAGGCTCACGCGAGAGTTAGAGAGGTAGTAGACGAGTATCGAAACGTAGCTATCGGCAATATGGTCGAGGCTGAACTCCAGTTGGAAGAGCGGCTTGCGCAAGCTCGCGATGACAATGATCTACCATCTATTAGGGAGTTGGTAGCGATCACTGGCGACCGTGCGGACCGCTTTGGCTATGGCAAGCACCAGACGAACACCAACGTCAATGTCGACTTCGCCAAGACGCTTGAATCTGCCATCAAGCGTAGTGGCACAGTAATAGATGTGGCTCGGCGTCCCTCCTCGTCAGAGGGCAGTAGACCCCCTGCTGCGCACAGCGTTGAGCCACATCGCATCGCTAGAAGGAAGCTTGCTTAGCAGTTTCCCGGGGTTGGTGGCCCGGGAAAGACAGGAGCCCATCCCTTGAATCCAGAGTTGCTCGCTTGGCTCGCGGCTTGCAACAAGGATCCCCTTGCATTCGTGCTTGGGGCCTTCCCTTGGGGCGAGCCGGGTTCTAGGCTAGAGCAGTTCTCAGGTCCAGAGCCCTGGCAAAGAGAAATCCTCTGTAAGATTCGGGATGGGCTTCCTGTTCAAAAGGCCATTCAACTAGCAACAGCTTCTGGCCATGGTGTAGGCAAGAGCGCTCTTGTCTCCTGGATCATTCTATGGTCAATGGCAACAGCCCCAGACACGCGTGGCGTTGTCACAGCAAATACTGAAACTCAGCTGAAAACCAAGACTTGGGCCGAACTCGGCAAATGGTTCCATTTATTTATAGCCAAGGATCATTTCCAACTTTCCGCAACCGCCCTCTTCTCCAGAGACCCTGAACATGAACGCACATGGCGAATCGATATGGTGCCGTGGAGCGAACGCAATACAGAAGCGTTTGCAGGACTTCATAACCAAGGTAGACGCATTCTCGTACTATTCGACGAAGCATCAGCCATTCCTGACATTATATGGGAGACTACGGAGGGCGCACTTACAGACGCAAACACGGAAATCATCTGGTGTGTATTTGGAAATCCCACCAGAAACTCTGGACGATTTAGGGAGTGCTTCCCCGGTCAGAGACACTCAAGAGCTTGGACCACTTACCAAGTAGACTCCCGCACAATCTCTTTCACCAACAAGCAACAGTTCGAAGACTGGATAGACGCCTATGGCGAGGACTCCGACTTCGTTCGCATCCGCGTCAAAGGAGTATTCCCAAGAACTGGTGAGATGGAGTTCATCTCCAACGATATCGTTGTCGAAGCAGAAGTCCGTGAAGCCTATTCCGAACCAAACGATCCATTAGTAATTGGTGTGGACGTTGCACGATATGGACAAAACGAATCAATCATCTTCTTCCGCAAAGGGCGTGACGCCCGCACGATCCCACCGCTACGCTTCCGAGGATTATCCACGGTTGCGCTTGCAGGAGAGATTAGCAAAGTCTACCATCAATACCATGTGGACGCCATCTTCATTGACGGTGGTGGCGTTGGTGGTGGTGTTATTGATAACTGTCGTGCTCTCCATCTCTTCGTGTACGACATTCAATTCGGAGCAAAAGCTGACGGCATCGGCTTTGCCACAGGCAACGAAGGTGAAAAGTACGCAAACAAACGAGCAGAAATGTGGGGCGCAATGCGCGCCTGGCTCGCCTTCGGCGCAATTCCGATCATCCCTGATCTCAGGGCTCAACTCGTTGGTCCCACATACACTTACAATCTTCGGAACGAAATCCAACTAGAGAAAAAAGAAGATATGATGCGGAGAGGGTTAGACTCTCCCGACCTTCCTGATGGCCTTGCCCTTACCTTTGCCATGCCTGTTGCCAAGCACGCTCACGCTGGCAGCGACGCTCCGCAAAAACCTCTTGTAGAGACAGAGTACAATCCCTTCGATAAAGAGAGGATGGTTGCATAATGCTCAAACCTCCTAAAATCCCAGACGCCCCTCCACCACCTCCAGTCTTTGGCGAGATTCAAGGCAAGCGGCCTCAAAGGAAATCTCAGACCGCAAGCTTCCTTGGCTCAACCGCTACGCCAACTAGCGGAAGCCTTGGGCAATCAACATTGTTAGGGCAATGATTCAGGTTCCAGGTACAAAGGGTCAAGGCAAGACTCCACAGATTGAGCAGCCTTCGCTAGAGTCGATCTTGATGGCCGTTGGCTTGATGCATCAGATGGGAAAGTTTGACTTAAAGGAAGAAGATGGCAACGCCAAAGAACCTCTCCCTACAAGGTCCTGACCTCGATCTGCGCAAGCACGTCGAAGGCCTTCTCATTGGCCTCCGTGTCAATCGCTATTCCTGGTGGGTCCATGCGCGAGAACTTGCCGATTACATGCTTCCTCGGAGGTACAAATGGCTGATAACTCCGAATCAAATGGCCCGCGGCTCGCCAATAAACCAACATATACTGGACTCAACTGGAACGCTGGCAGCAAGGAATTTAGCCAGTGGTTTAATGTCTGGCGTCTCCTCGCCTACGCGCCCGTGGCTAAAGCTAAAGATCAATCGGATCGACTCGACACAGACAAGTCCGATTAGCCTTTGGCTTGCCGAGTGCGAACGATTGATGAACCTAGTTTTTGCTGAGTCAAATTTCTACAACTCAATCGCAACCCTCTACTTCGACCTCGTCATCTTCGGCACTGGCGTTATGCTCATCTATGAAGATTACGATAACGTAATCAACTGCATCAATCCATGCTTTGGCGAATACTACATTGACATTGATGGCCGTTATCAACCAGTCACCTTTCTCCGCGAATTCACTTTCACCGTCAAATCCTGCGTTGACGAATTCGGCCTTGAAAATTGTTCCTCAGCTGTCCAAGCTCTCTATCGCGATGGCGGCGCAAGCTGGACTCGTGAACTCGTTGTTGCCCACTGCATTGAACCAAACGTAGAGCCACACAAGTATGGTTTCCCTCCACACTTTAAATTCCGTGAAGTCTATTGGGAATGGGGCGGATCGGCTTCGCCTCAAGGTGGTTCTTCTTACGCCCTTGGATTCCTCCGCAAACGTGGATTCATGGAGCGTCCAAATATCGCCGTGCGATGGGACCTCGTCGCCAACGACGCCTATGGTCGATCCTCTGGAATGGATGCGCTACCAGATGTAAAGCAGCTTCAACAAGAAGTCAGGCGCAAGGCGCAAGCTATCGACAAGACAGTCAACCCACCTATGGAAGCTGATATCCAACTCAAGAACCAACCAGCTTCCCTTCTTCCTGGCGGAATCACCTACACTCAAGGCTTGATGCAAACCGGCAACCCAGGATTTAGGTCTGTCTATGGCAACTGGCGTCCAGGCATTGGCGAGATTTCTGAAGACCTTCAGGAAATCCGCGACCGAATCAAAAAGATATTCTTCAACGATCTATTTCAAACTGCCTCGCAATTTGAAACGCGTTCGAACGTCACTGCTGTTGAATGGGATATGCGCAAGTCGGAATCGCTAGTAATGCTTGGGCCAGTGCTTGAGAGAATCTATTTCGAAGGACTCAAGCCAATCGTCGAGCGTGCCTTTGGCATTATGTCTCGCTCCAATATCCTTCCACCTGCTCCAGCAGAGATTCGTGGAGCCCCAATCAATATCGAATTTATCAACATGCTATCTGTTGCACAGCAAGCTGCCTCCACTGCTGGCATCGATCGCCTTCTGCAAGTCGCAGGTAGCCTCGCTGGCGTTGACCCAGCAGTTATGGACAACATCGATATCGACTTTGCCTTGGACAAATATTCTTCGTTGATGAACAATGATCCTCGCCTAATCCGCTCGCCACAGCAGCTAGCTCAAATCCGCAAGCTCCGTGAACAGCAACAACAGGCGCAGCAGCAAGCAGAGTTGGCTGAGAAGATGGCGCAAGGTGCCAAGACACTCTCAGAGACTGAGCTTGGTGGTGGTCAAAATGCCCTGCAAGCAATGGCAGGTGGTTAATGTATAACGCAGGCGAGAGAAAAGACGTTCGTCGCGCTGAGAAGGAAGGTAAAATCCGCGAGCGCGAGCGTCTTGAAGTTATCAAGAGTCTTATGTCTGTCAAGGGTGGACGTGGTTGGATGCTCGAAAAACTCGAGGGCTGCCACATCTTCCGCACTAGCTTCTCCACCGACCCACTGCAAATGGCCTTCATGGAAGGAGAACGTCGCCAAGGTCTTTTGCTTCTAAACGATATAATGCAATCATGCCCTGACCAATACATCCTAATGATGAGAGAAAGGAACGAACGCGATGCCGCCAGAGACGCCACTACCGAACAGCCCAGAGGCGAGGACGGAGACCGGGGAGATCAAGAGCCCGATTTCGACGACGGAGACACAGCCAGAAACGCAAGCCCAGCCGGAAACTTCGTCGACTACACCTTCCCAAGAGCAACCCAGTGATACTAAGGCCGAGTCCACTTCTGAGCCCTCCCTCGTTAATAAAAAAGACGAGCCAAGTGCTACTGGCGCCCCTGAAACCTACGAAGCTTTCAAGGTCCCGGAAGGTTTCGAGATGCCAGAAGAGGCCACCAAAGAAATCAACGCTATGTTCAAGGAACTAAATCTCAATCAGGATGGTGCACAGAAGCTTGTCGATTACTACGTCAAGAAGACGCAAGAGGCGTCGGAAGGGCCCTACAAGCTTTGGGAAGATACACAGAAGGAATGGCAGGATCAAGTCAAAGCCGATCCAGAGATTGGCGGAAAGCTTTCAGAGGTAAAGACCACCATCTCTAAAGCTATCGATGGACTTGGCGATGCCAATCTTTCTACTGAATTCAGAAAGGCAATGGACTTCACAGGTGCTGGAAACAACCCTGCGTTCATTAAGACTTTCTGGAAGTTGGCGCAGATGGTTACAGAAGGGCAACATGTTTCGGGTAGAGGTCCTTCACCATTTGGCCAAGCTGCTCCCGACTCTCGTCCTGCGACAGCAGCGAGAGCTATCTACCCGAACCTCCCGTAACCCAGCCTCAGAGAGGATGAAACGCGTAGCGCAGATGGGATCGGATCACACAACTCCCGCAACCCTAAGAAGGAAGCCCTAAATGGCGACCTATGGTTCGACCGCATTAACCTATGCGGATTGGGCTAAGAGAATGGAAGACGGTTATCGCACAGCGTCGATCATCGAAATCCTCTCTCAGACCAATGAAATCCTTGAGGATATGCTTGTCCTCGAAGGCAATCTTCCGACCGGTCACAAGACGACTGTTCGGACCGGTCTGCCTCAAGCAACTTGGCGCCTCTTAAACCAAGGCGTCCCGAACGCGAAGTCAACTACTGCTCAGATCGTCGATACCTGCGGCAACCTTGAAACGTACGCAGTTATCGACAAAGACATTGCCGACCTTAATGGCAATACCGCTGAGTTCCGGCTGTCAGAAGTTCGAGCTTTCCTTGAGGGTATGTCCCAGCAGGTGGCAGCTACGATCATCTATGGAAATCAGTTCACGAACCCTGAGCGGTTCACTGGCTTTGCGCCAAGGTACTCGACAATCACAGCCGCGAACGCTGCGACTGCCGCAAACGTCCTTGACGCTGGTGGAACTGGCTCTACGAACACGAGCATCTGGCTCGGAACGTGGGGAGCAGACACTTGCCACGCAACCTTCCCCAAGGGGAAGATCACTGGCCTCCAGCATCGTGATATGGGTGAATGGCCTGTACAGGACTCGGTAGGGAATACATATCAAGCCTACCGCGATCACTTCAAGTGGGAAATCGGACTAGTCCTTCGTGACTGGCGCTATTGGACTCGCATTGCCAACATCGACGTGACTGCGTTGACTGGCGTCTCTGCTGCGAACCTAATCAATCTCATCGTTCGCGCATTGTATCGCTTGCCGACTCAGCCTGTCTCTGCCGGCACGATCCAAACCTCCGACACTCCTGCTGTTCGAGCAAATATGGGTCGTACGGTTATCTACTGCAACCGTATTATCCGTACCTATCTCGACCTACAGGCTATGAACAAAACCAACGTACTCCTTCGAATCGAGGAGTTCGATGGAAAACCTGTCACGACGTTCCGTGGCATCCCGGTTCGCACCTGCGATGCGATCCTTAACAACGAAGCACAGGTGACCTGACCATGATCCTTGATGGACAACTCCTCTTCACAGGCGGGACTACTGGTATCGCTGTCTCAGGGACCAACTACGATCTCCCGACAACCGGTACTCAGAACAGTACCAATATCATCGACTTGCATATGTCAGGACTGCCTGTCCTAGCCAACTTGCAAGGCGCCCGTGATATGGGCATCGGCGACGATCCGGCATTGAAGTTGCTGATCCAAGTGGTCACAACTATCTCTGGTGGAACAAGCCTCATCGTGAAACTGCAAGGCGCTCCGGACAACGGTTCTGGTGCTCCTGGCAGCTATGCTGATTGGTGGACTAGCCCAACGTATGCGGAAGCCACGCTTGTTGCTGGCGCTCGCCTCTACGATATGGATATGCCTCGTCCTCCGGCTGGCATTGGCGTTCCTCGATTCCTTCGTATCGGCTACGTTAGTGCAGGTACGCACACTGCTGGTGCGCTGCTTGCGACTATCGTCCTCGATCGTATGGATCAAATGTATCAGGGCACTAGCAATGCTCGCATGGGTGGTTACCCTGCTGGCATTACAGTGGCAAACTGATGGCAAACGAAAACCGCTTCATTGGGTTGCAAAACCTGGCTGGAACGGAAGTCATCGAAGTCCAAGAAGGTGTTGGTGGCGTTGCTGCCTTCGCTAGCGTCAACATTGTCAGGAACAGTCGTTCGGTTACGAAGGTTTCTGGTTCTGGTGCCGCAACGACAACGATGACTTCTGATCAGTCAACTCTGATGTGGACTGGTACTGCCCCAACAACTTGGGGCATTACCCTTCCTACTCCAGCTACTGATGGCAAAATCGTTACCATTGGAACAGCAACGACTCTGACCACGATGGTCACAGTCACTGCTCCAGCGGGAATGTCGTTGAGCGCGACCTACAACTCGCAGACGCTTTCTGCGGTTACGTCGGTTGAGTTCATCTACAATCTCTCCGACACAACTTGGTATCGACTGAGGTGATCCCATGAGGAAGATGCTGCTGGCACTAACTTTCGCTCTGTTGGCAACGGTGCCAGCAGCCTCTCAACAGATCACGCCTACTACACAATTCACTATCCCTATCGCTGCTGGTACCCTAACGGAGACGAAGATTGTCTCGGGCATTACTGGCAAGTCGATCTACGTCACACAGATTTCACAGGTTGCAGCTGCTGGTGCTGTCGTGACCTACACTACAGGCACAGGCACAAACTGTGGCACAAGCAACGCTGCGCTAACTGGCGCAATGACCTTCGCTGCCGCGCAGACGTTAGTCGCTGGTACAGGCAATGGCGCCATTCTTGTCGTCCCCTCCAGTTTCGATCTTTGTCTCACTATCGCCACCGCAGGTGCCCCAGGATTCCTCTCTTATGCTCAATGGTGATCTATGGCAGTCATCCCATACACGCTAGTTGATAATGGCCAAAAGATTGTTGGCGACCCAACCATTGTCTATCAATGGTCAACCCTGACCTTCGCTGGCTCAGATAGTGGCTCTCCACTTCCAGGAATGGGTTGGTCAGATCGATCTGTGCAGGTTGAGGGCACTATTGGCGCAGGCGGTACGATAGTTATCGAGGGCTCAAATGATGGATCGAATTGGCACACTCTAAAGGACCCATTCTCTGTCGCAATCTCTTTCACCGCCACTGGCCTTGCTCAAATCACAGAAATCAGTCGCTTCGTACGTCCGAGAGTATCTGCCGGAGACGGCACCACCAGCGTTACTGTCACCATCGTTCTAAGGACTCAACGCCTATGAGCAGACCTTACTCAGACGAAGAAATCACCAGCGAACAACAAATAATCGACGACGCCAAACGCTTCGCTAAGATGTTTGGTGGACTTATCAAGATCGGTGAGCACCTTGCACCTGTCGTTTCACTAAAGCGCGCTTGCAATGAAGCAGACACTCGTCTTGTGTCACTTCGAGATGAAGAGGAAAAGCTGAAAGCGAGCGTTGACTTCCACAAGATGGAACTGTCAAGAATTCAAGATGAGACTTCAAAGGCCACCAACGAACGACACGATAAGCTTGATGAAATCAACAAGCAAATTGCTCTCAGAGAAGAGGACCTTCGTTCGCTGCTTGAGAAGCGAGAGAACTTCCTAAAGAGCATAGGAGCTAAGTGATGGAAGGGGTTAATGGTTCTTCACAGATCGGCTCAATGCGTGCCTTCGTCACCAACGGCGGGCCGCACAGTCCAGAGACGCTAGCTGATATAACTATGTTTCAGCTGTTCAGTTCTAACGAAGAGAACACATCTGAAATTCATGGCGCTATTGCTAAAATGCACGCTAGCGTCCAAACGGTTATTCGCAGTCTTCTTAAAGTTCCAACTGCGAATAAGGAGACTATCGATAAAGTCTTTCGAATAATCTTGCGTGACTTGGCGACCTCTATGGAGAATGAACGCGGCTATCACAAGGAGTAATATAGATGGCTATCACGACTGCAATGCCGACCAGCTTTAAAGTGGAGTTAGCAACTGCTACGCACAACTTCACAATTACGACTGGCAACGTGTTCAAGGTGGCGCTTATCAAAGCTACACCGACCGGCACTTATGGTGCTGGTAGCACGAACTATTCCGATATTACTGGCAACTCCGATGAGACGAGTGGCACTGGCTATACTGCTGGTGGCTTCGCTTGGACGGCTGCGCAGAACATCACTCCGCAATCGTCAGGCACGACTGCCTATTGGGAATGGTCAGTAAATCCGTCGTGGACTTCTTCGTCGTTCTCTACTGATGGCTGCATGATTTACAACTCCTCAGCCTCGAACGCAGCCGTCTATGTTGGTGACTTCGGTGGAACGCAGACCGTTTCCTCTGGAACGCTGACGCTGGTCCAGCCAACCAACGACTCGACGAACGCGCTCCTGCGCATTGTGTGATGCTCAGCGCCGTCGCTGGCATTGTTGACCGCAAAGGCGGGCTACGCGTAGTGGTCACGCAGCGATGGCGTATGAGGCATCACGTTAAGCGCAACGAGCGCCTCTATGTTGTGCCTGATCTTGAGGTGCAGGAGCCGGTCCCTTGGAACGAGGTTCCTCCGCTTATCGAGAAGGTGCAGAAGCACGTTGTCTCAACGATAGCACCAGAGAACAAATGTGGTAGTTGCACGGCTTGTTGCAAGACGCTCTATATTAAAGATGGGCGTTTCGAGAAGCCTTCTGGCGCACTCTGCAATCACTGCGACGTTGGCTTTGGTTGCAAGCTCTATCAAGGTCGCCCAAAAGTCTGCAAGACGTTTAAGTGCTGGTGGTTGAAGTCGCAGTCACGCAACGACAAGATGCCAAAGGCGCTTAGACCAGACAACTGTGGAACGATCTTCACTGAGAATAACGATCCATTGATTATCGAGTCTCATGGCGAGCCAAATGCTGTGGCATGGGGTTGGATAAACTCTATGCAGGCCGCTGGCTATAAGGTGAGGAAGATCACTCACTATACTGGTGAGGGATCATGACACAAGTATTTCTAGTTAATGGTTCTTCGTCGCCTTGGGCAACCCCGGCAGATTGGAACAACGCCGCAAACTCTGTCGAACTACTCGGCGCTGGTGGCAATGGCGGTCAAGGCAGCACTGGCGCATCTGGACACGGAGCCGGTGGTGGTGGTGGTGGTGCATACCAACAGAGAACAAACCTAACTCTCTCAGGAAATAATCCATTTCGCGTTCCCGCTGGTGGCGGAGCGGTAACGACGCGCTTTGGTAATGATGGCACAACTGGAACTAACTTCTTCGGCGCTCAATTCGGCGCTGATGGTGCAGTAGATACAGGTGGAGCGGGAGGTTCATCAACACAGGAGACTGGTGGAACCCCTCCGGGCACTGCTGGAAATAGTTTTGCTGGTGGCTCTGGTGGTGCTACAGGGAAACAGCGAGGCGGTGGTGGTGGTGGAGGTTCCGCTGGTCCGGGAGGTGTAGGTAGAAACGGCGGAGACTCCCACTCAACCACCTATGCCGGAGGCGGTGGCGGTGGATCGGACGGACAGAGTTCTACGGCTGGCGCTGTTCCCCCTGATCCCGGAACTGTTGCAGGCGATGGTGGTGATGGCCCCGATGGAACTGGTCATGGGACTGGTGGCGCTGCTGGTGTAGACGGCACTGCTGGAACTGTAGGCGGTGGTGGTGGTGGTGGTGGCTATCTAACCTCTCAAGCTACGGACCCCGGCGACGGAGGCGCTGGTGGCGCTAACACTACATGGGACTCCACTCATGGTGTTGGTGGTGGTGGAGGCGGTTCCGGTGGCAATAGCAATAACTCGAACCAGACGACGATTGGCGGTAACGGCGGCAACTACGGAGGTGGTGGCGGTGGCACTGCCTATATGCGTGGGAGTGGCAGCACGCTCACTCCAGGAACGGGCGCTGGCGGCCTCATCGCAATCACCTACACTCCCGCTGGTCCGAGCATAAACCTCACGAAGGTTACTGGAACAGGCACGGTTGGCTCGTTCTCGAAGCAGATTACGACAAATCCGGCGCTGACGAAGGTCACAGGCACAGGCAATGTTAATTCGATTACTGCCCAGATCGACAAGACTCTCGCGCAAGCCTCTGGCACCGGCGCGGTCAACTCGTTCACAGTCGATATTAGCTCTGCTACAAATGTTGATCTAACTGGTGTTTTCGGTACAGGCTTTGTCAATCCATTCGATATTGCAATCGACGTTCCGCTAACTCAGGTCTCTGGCACAGGCACTCCTGCCTCATTCGTTCCAACCATTAGCGTTACGTTAGGTCAGGTTTCTGGAACTGGCACAGTCAATACTCTATCTGTCACAATCGACAGTAGTTTCGCTCTTGTTGGAGCTTCCGGAACAGGCTCAGTCAATCCATTCACTGTTCAAATCGATACTGACGTTCTACTTACACAGATTACAGGCACAGGAACTCCTGGCGACTTCACTGTTACAACAGGTCAAAGCGTTGATCTGGTTAAGGTAACTGCAACTGGCCAAGTTGGTACATTCTCATTCCAGATCGACGACAGCTTCGATCTAGTTCAGGCCACAGCTACCGGCGCGGTCAATGTCCTTACTTCCAACATTAGCGCCTTCTTCACAGGCACTTCCGCAACAGGTTCTGTCAACCCATTTGATAGCGTCACCGTTGCGCCACAGCTTGTCCAAGTCACAGCTACTGGCGCAGTCAATGTCTTCACTACCGCTATCGACAAGACGCTTACTCAAGTAACTGCAACTGGCGCAGTTGGAGACTTCTCTGTCACCTCTGGCACAGTCATTGATCTAACGAAGGTTACAGCGACTGGCGCGGTTAACAGCTTTGCTATTGAAGAGGACATTCCTCTTGCTCAGGCAACTGGCACTGGAGCAGTTGGTGATTTCACTGTTGATACTGGCACTAGCGCAAATGTCAATCTAACACAAGCCTCTGCAACAGGTCAGGTTGGCCTATTCACGTTTGAGGAATTGAAAGAACTTGCTCAGGTAACTGCAACTGGCGTTGTTAATGACTTCGGCTTTTCAATAGATACAAATGTCTTTCTTACTGGTGTCACAGCTTATGGTATAGCAGTCCCGTTCGTGTTCGCTCCACCTCCTGGCGCAGGCCAGTCGTGGCTTAACATCTATCGAAGAAGAGGGAGAAGATAATGGCTAGATGGAAACTATTGAGTGCTCACTACCTCAATGTCCCAGGCGTTGAGTGGGAATATCGAGAGACTACAAGAGAGGGAAAACAAGGAAGAAAAATCTTCACCGTCCCTCAGTACCTCGATCCAAAGGACCCTGCTGATTGGAACTATCCAGAGCTTGGCGAAATCATCGTCAGTGATGGAAAGGGTAAGCAGCAAAGGGATATCATCTTTGTTGGTCCACCTACACCTGAGATGGAGCCACTTGATGATGATGCGACGAAGGTCACTGACCTTGAAAAGGCTAAATGGGTTCACCCAATCGAGAGCCTTGACACAACGTACTCAGCTTCGCTTCTGAAAGATTTGGAGAGGCAAGTTGCCGATCTGCAATCTGGTCAGCGTGCTGCGCCTGTTGTTGTCAAAGGCATTGACCCTGCTGACTTCGCCAAGTTACAGGAGCAAGTGGCTGCGTTGATGGCACAGAACGCTGAGCTTCAATCACAGGTAGCCGGACGACGTAAGGTGGGATGATGGTTGACCTCGATCAGGGTGGAAGGATTCCGCAAACAGTTAGAACCTACCTTGGCCCTACTACTGGATGGAAGCTGACTGACGCTCCTATCAATTTCAACTTCGTGATTGATGGTGGTGGTCAGCTTCCTTCCAATGGTTACAAGGGTCAACTTCTTAGTCCTGATTGGTGCGTCATCTACAGCTGGATAGTGCTTAGCCAAACACAAGGCTCCTGCGTCATCGACGTGTGGAAAACCACTCTCGATGACTACCTTGCCGGTGCGCCACCAACGGTAGCGAACACTATCACTGGAAGCGATCCTCCTACATTGACTAATCAATATGCTGCACAAAGCACAGCGCTGACTGGTTGGACGAAGCAGATAAATCAGAACGATGTTATCGGCTTCAACCTCGATAGTGCGTCAGTCTTAACTAACGTCACTATCATTCTGCAAGGCGTTCGTATCATTGGCCCCTCATAAGGAGAACCTCGATGGCTAATGCAGTCTATCCTCTGATGAAGAACTCGTTCATGAACGGAGACACGAATACGTCCATGAATGTAGACACTACGACTGACGGACCATACACTGCTCTTACCGATACCGGCACCCATGCCTATTCGGCAGCAGATCAGTTCTACAGTTCAGTTGTTGCTGCTACGGTTGGTACAGAACAACGAATAGTGTCTCCGACTGTTGGCACGGTTGCGGATGCTGTCTTTGACGGTTCTGACCTGACCTTCACTGCCGTCACTGGCGCCTCGGTCGAAGCTCTCACAATCTATCGCCACAACTCTGGCGCAAACACGACTTGGCGGTTGGTGCTGTTCATCGACACAGCCACCGGCCTCCCGGTCACGCCAAATGGTGGTGATATCACTGTAACTTGGGATGCTCAGGGGATATTCAAACTATGACGAAGGACCCTATGCTTCTCGGCACCTCTGATAAGGGCCGAGAACTCTTTCAGAAGATATCCGAAGCGATTGATGGCTTTCCGTCTGACGATGTGATCAACGCAGCGGCAAACCTAGTCATCAATGCTCTTCGTGGCGTTCATCCAACTCGTGAAAGCGCTGAGCGCAGCTTTGATGAAATCTTCGGTCGCACAAAACAGCTACTTATGGATCACTACGACTCGCTTGGGCGTAAGCGCGGAGTGTTTCCATACAACCAGACTATTCGAGTTCCATTTATGAACTTAAGTGTAAAAGACCCATACATTGGGAATAAGAACTGATGGCTATTCGGTTCTGGGTTGGCGGCACAGGTACTTGGAGTTCTTCTGATACCTCTCATTGGGCAGCGTCCAGTGGAGGGGCTCCGGGAGCTTCTGTTCCGGGGGCATCGGATAATGTAAACTTCGACGCTAACTCAGGAACTGGCACAGTTACTATCAACTACTCGCCATCTATCATTGCGTTCAACTCTGCAAACTCTACGCTAACATTCTCTGGTACCAACGGTCTAACTGCCTCAGGTAATGTTACCCTTGGCTCCGGCAACACTTATAGTGTAACTGGTACACTTACTGCAACAGGTAATTGCACCTTTACATCGAATGGAAAGTCATGGGCTGGCGACGTTACCTTTAATGGAGCATCTAAATTTTTCCAGCTTGGAGACGACTTTAGTCTTGCTGGGGATAAAATATTAACGCTGTTAGCAGGATCACTTTTACCGCTTACTCATAATATTACTGTAGGTAGATTTGCATCGACAGGAACTGGAACCTGTTCTATAAATACTCTTAGTAGCGCGGGAACAGTTATAAATCTTATTCCAAGTACTTCAGGCACAGCTGCGTGTTGGTGGATAACAAATACTAATTTCAGTTATAGCCAATCCACTGAAACGACAATAAAAGTCGAACCCACCTTTGTTGGGTCGGGGATGCAGATTAGGGCTCCTGTTTCTGGCACACTGACTATGCCTAAACTTTGGATTCACCAAACAGGCGCCGCTGCTAGTAACGCTATCGAGTTTGGTGGTAATCAAACTTACGCTTATGATTTCATTGATGATGGTACTACAGCACATACGCTTAGGTTTAGTCTTGCGACATTTACTTTCAATGGTGCGTTCAATGTTAATGGTATTACAGGACAGGTGATATCTATAGAGTCAGTATCGTCGGGAACGCCAGCCACGTTTTCAAAGAGTTCTGGAACAGTTTCTGTTGACTATCTTGACATTAAAGACAATACTGCTACTGGCGGCGCTACTTGGAACGCCGGAGTTCATTCCACTGACAGCGGTGGTAATACTGGATGGAACTTTGCTTCCTCCGCCGCAAACATTGCACCAAGTCTTTATACCAACACCAACACGTTCTACTCAACCGTTGTTATGCCAGCGGTTTGGACAATCTCACCTTCAAGATATAATAACACGAATACATTTTACACTGCTGTAATTCATACCACAGTTGGAATTACTCCAACGCTTTATACTAACACTAACACTTTCTATACAGCAGTTGTAGTCAGTGGTATTGGACCTACTTTATTTGTCAACACAAATACATTCTATACTGCTATCGTTGGTCGAGGTGCTGTTGGGATTACTCCAAGTCTTTATACCAATACCAACACCTTCTTTACCGCAGTTGTTAGGAATGTTAAAAGAATCACACCGCTTATTTACAATAATACCAACACTTTCTTTACAGCTGTTGTTGCTCCTGGAGCAGCTTCAATAACACCAACGCTGTACACCAACGCTAATACCTTCTACACCGCAGTATTGACTGGTGGTATTCAAGCAGGACATATCAATCCAACATTATATCAGAATACAAATACCTTCTATACTGCAACTGTACGTTCGACAAGCAAGATTACTCCAGTTCTTTATCAGAACACAAACACTTTCTATACCGCCGTGCGTACGTCGACTGTTAATGTATCGCCCTCGCTGTTCCAGAATACTAACACCTTCTTTACTCCTGTTCTCACAACTTCTGCTCACAATATCTCACCATCGCTAGTTGTGAACACACAAACGTTCTACAATCCAGTGCTAAGCTGGATTACTAAACAAAACTCACAGAGCTTCATTATCGGACTTGGATAGGAGACAAAGGTGCCAAGCAAATCTCCAAAGCAAGCAAGGATGATGGCAGCCGCTGCGCATAATCCAAAATTCGCCAAGAAGGTTGGGGTGCCAGTTGGTGTTGCTAAGGAATTCAATCAAGCGGATAAAGGAACTGGAATTTTAAGGAAGAAAAAGAAATGAGTGTTCTATTTGACGAGAAGTTGTTGATAGAACTACAGAATATCCGTCATGAGCTAAAGACCATTCGCGAGCTTGCGTCAGATGCAGTGAACTATATTCGTGGTGCCGAAGCAGAAATACCTGAGATGATGCGACGGTTCATGAACTATATGCACGACGTTCACGATATAAAATATATGTATGAGGAACAAGGCCAGCCACTTCCTCCATATATCCTTCGCGAGCTAGAACGCCTCGACGATCGCTATCGGCAACTGCTAGGAAATCTACATAAGGATGGTAACACCTTTGAGAAAGTTCGAAGGGACATGGCTGGTGACGAGGAGAATCGTTGGGATCACACAAGACAACTGGAGTTCAAAGGAGGTAAACTATGAAGCAAGGAAGAGCAACTCACAGTGGCACAGGAGCAACGAAAGTTGAGCCTATGTCGAAGGCAGTAGGGCCAGGCCCAGTAAGTCGCATTGGGCTGGCTCAAGGAACTCATATTACTGATAATCGAGAACTTCCACTACGGTCTAATCAACTGTATCACGGCCGTGGATTGGAAGCGCCTAAAGCAACTTGTAAGACCAAGGACTCTGGTAGCCAAGGGAGATACTAATGGCAAGAGACATTCTCGGCGAATTCGGACCTAACTCTTCGTCTCCGCAACGAGCGAGGGCTACGTCTGGTGGTGTGACAATGGCGAAGGAACTTCCATACTCTCCTCCGCAAGGACCACGCGCTCAGTTCAAGAGTGGTAGTGGTCACACGGAGCCTCGTGGTGGAATGGCTGGCGAGTCAATGGGTGAGGGCTATGAAGAATTCACTGGTAGCCCAGGCATTGGCGGGACGAACCACGGCAACTCAGGTAGCCAAGGTAGGCGATAATGACTACAACAGATGTTGACATAACCAATCGCGCGCTGCAATTGATTGGCACTCGAACGACAGTTACTACAATGGGTGAGTCGTCAAACGAGGCCATACAGGCAAACCTTGTTTACAATGCTGTGCGCGATTGGTGCTTCGGTGTCAGCAACTGGAACTTTGCTCGTAAAGTTGTTTCCCTCACAGTAGGGAAACAATTTACGGGTGCCGCAGGGACTTGGTCTTCGACGGTTCCTCAACCCCCATGGAAATACGAATACAAACTGCCGGCGGATTTTATTCGTGCGATCTATCTTACTAACTCTGCACACGCTACTACGCAAGCTTATGATGGCGATCCGCAAAGGTTCTCCTTCGGCAATGATACTATCACTGCTGTTGTTCAGCAAGTCATTCTCACTAACGAGTCTCCAGCCATTCTAATCTACACCGCCCAAATCACCGACCCAACACTTTGGCCTTGGTACTTCGAGAGATTTATGGTTGGAACATTGGCTTGGACATTGTCGATGACGTTGTCTGGAGACAAAGAACTTGTCGCCTATCTCGACAACGTCGCGATGAGAATGTTCACCATTGCTGAGCAAAAGAATCGTGAGGAAGGCCTCTCGTTTGGCGATAAAACTCCAGAGTGGATTCAAGCCATTGGCGTTCCTTATCCTCACTTCCGAACCGATCCAAAGATGCATGATCTTATGGCTGGACAGATGAAGGCAAAGCAAGATGGCAACCAGCAGCGCTGATATTTGCAATCAGGCCTTAGTGGCCATTGGTAGTCAAGCACAGATTAGAGACTTAACACAAGACTCTGTGGAGGCACAAGCTTGCAATGCAGTTTACAGCTTTGTTACTGATTGGTGCCTATCGATGACGAATTGGAATTTTGCTCGTAAGACATCTTCATTAACAAAGACGAAGACTTCCGCTACCTCTGGTACATGGAATGTTCTCAGTTCGCCATCTCCAGCATGGAAGTATGAATACACGCTTCCATCGGATTTTATAAAAGCGATTTATATAACGAATTCAGAGAATGATGGAACTAAGTTCCAAGGCAATCCGCAACGGTTCGTGATCACCAATGATACTTTGCCGGTTCTGTTAACTGATACTGACGGCGCCATTCTAATCTATACCGCCAGGATTGGCGAACAGTATTGGCCAGCACATTTTATCCGTCTTGCTGTTTCAGCTGTAGCTTGGCATGTTGCTGGAACAGTTACAGGACAAAAGGACCTAGTTCAATACTTCGACAGCATTACCACTAGAATGTTTATGATCGCCGAACAGATAAATAGAGAAGAAGGTCTGTCGATGATCGATACCACTCCTGAGTGGATTCAAGCTATCGGTATCAACTACCCTTACCGTAGGCGGGATAACAATGACAGTAACAAACCTTGATATCGCTAACCGCGCGCTGATAGCGATTGGACTCCAGAAGAAGCTGACTTCGCTAAGTCAGGACTCAGCAGAAGCTGGTGTGATCAATCCGATCATTACCCTGCTTCGTGATGACCTGCTTCGCATGGCGCCTTGGAATTGTTCTACTAATTACAACAACCTTGTCTATATCACTTCATCTCCTGGGACGCCAGAGAACACCAGTGCGGCAACAACGCTTTGGCAAAAGGGTCAGCCACCTTCACCTTGGGCCTACGAATATCAATACCCAACCGACTGCCTACGGCCACTTTGGATTATCCCACAGCTTCAAACTGGCTACTCTGGTGGTATTCCAATAACAACTGCTGTCACTGGTGGTGGGCCATCTTTCTGGAATGGACCTCCGGTAAAGTTCAAGGTTGCGATCGATCAATTCTATACTGTCACCAGCGCTTCTCCTGTCAATCGTGGTGCTGATTATCAAGCCAATGATCTTATAACCCTGCCTGGGTATAATAGCAGCAACGTTCCTTTAGGCACTCCTGTAACTCTAAAAGTAACTAGCGCTAGTGCAGGGCAAATCAACTCAGTCACTCCTGTCGATCCAGGGACCTCAGCACCAACAATTCCTGGCGGTCTTTACTTCAACGTCCCAACTAATCCAGTTTCTCAAGACACTACAACCGGCATCGGCACAGGCGCTACGTTCAATCTCACCTTTGGTTCCAAGGCAGATCAAAGAGTGATTTTGACGAACCAAGAATTCGCAATGCTCTGCTACGTCAAGCAGATCACTGACCCAACCATTATGGATACTTTGTTTCAAGATGCCTGGACAGCTATCCTTGCTTCTCGTATTGCCTTTACCCTGTCGAAGAATCGTTCTCTTGCCAATACAAAGATACAGGAAGCGAATGGTTACATAGTCGAGGCAAGAAAGGCGGATGGAAATGAGGGTTTGACAATCAACGATGTGACGCCCGACTGGATCAGAACTCGTGGGATCAACTATCCTAATTGGGAATTCAGCCCCAACAATATGCAGTACGATTGGGGACCAATGTGGAGTCCGTACTAAATGACTTCTCCTGGCGTATTCCATAAATCTTTCCACGCAGGTGAGTGGGCTCCGGCGCTGAACGCTCGCGTCGACCTCGCCAAGTATCACGCTGGCGCGGCGCTGCTCCGTAATTTCTATGTTGACTATCGAGGCGGTGCTAGCACGAGGACAGGGACGAAATATATTGCTGCTGGCTACAAACCAACTAAGACAATTCGTCTTATTCCATTCCAAGCTTCGTTCTCTGTAGGATATGTTCTGGAGTTTGGCGATTATTATATCCGCTTCTATTTTAATGGTGCTCAAGTTCTTAGCGGTGGCTCGCCATACACTCTTCCATCTCCTTACTCTGCTGATGACTTGAGTATGTTAAAGTTTGCAATGAACGTTGATAAGATGATTCTCACACATTCGAGTTATCCGCCTTATGAATTACATTTAATCTCTGCAACGAATTGGACTCTAACACAGATACAATTCGGCTCGAATGTATCAGCGCCAACCAATGTTCTATCATCAACAACTGTTGGTTCAGGGTCAGTCAACTATGCGTATTTAGTTACATCAGTCGATGCTAATGGACAAGAAAGTAGCGTTTCAGATATCACTTATCTAAATAGCAAGATAGATATTAGTGTCACAGCAGGAACCAACTCTATAACTTGGACTGCTGCTAGCGGTGCGCTGAGTTATAACGTATATAAAGCAGAGCCATCCTATACTGGTCAAATAGCTGTGGGTGCTGCATTTGGGTACATTGGTAATTGCACTGGAGCTGCCTTTGCCGATACAAATATTCCACCTGACTTCTCTACCTCTCCGCCAATAGTTCAGAACCCTTTCTATGGTAGCGGTGTGGATCACTATACAATAGGTGTTAACGGAACTTACACAACACTTCCAACGGTGACAATATCTGCGCCTCCTGGTGGTGGAGCGGCAGCCACCGGACAGGCTTATCTTGGTCTTACTAGCGGCGCAATCTTTGCTGGTGGTGGTGGATATTCTGTTGGTAATATATTGAGAATGTCCTCTTCTGTATATGGTATTCTGTGCTCTGTACAAGTGACTTCAATTGGCGGTGGTGGTACAGTTACAGGGTTCTCTGTCTATTGGCATGGCAGTTGGACTGGTAGCGGAACAGCGCCAAACTTATTGAACGCTCTTTCTGGTGATAATCCTGGGATTACAGGTACTGGATTCCAGATAAATAATTCTGTTTGGGGTGTGTATGGTATCACTCCTGTATATCCAGGTGCAGGATATGTAACGGCACCTACTGTAACGTTTAGTTCTGGTACTGCCACCGCAACAGCCACTCTTGCTGCTAGCACCAGTGGCAATCCAAGCACTGTCACGTTCTTTCAGCAACGCTTAGTCCTCGCAGCGCCACCGCAAGGGCTACAGACTTTTTATATGAGTCAAACAGGAGCGTATTACAATTACAATGTTAGCAATCCTATTAAGTCCGACGATGCTATCACAAGCTCAATCGTTGCTGGGCAGCTGAACGAGATTAAGTCAATGGTATCAGTTCCAGCTGGATTGATGCTAATGACAAACAACGCTGCTTGGATGGTGAATGGTGGCAGCTATGGAACTCCTGTAACGCCTTCGCAGATCGCAGCCAATGCTCATTCATACAATGGTATTGGAGATGTTCCACCAATCATCGCCAACTTCGATGTTCTCTATGTGCAAGCGAAAGGCTCGATCGTTAGAGATATCACTTACAACTTCTACGCCAATATCTTCACCGGCACGGATATCTCAGTCCTCTCTAGCCACCTGTTCTATGGCTATACGATTAGGGAATGGGCCTGGGCACAGGAGCCATTTAAAGTAGTTTGGGCTGTTAGGAATGATGGCACACTATTGTCGCTGACATACTTGAAGGAGCAGGAACTGATTGGTTGGGCTCACAGCGACACCAACGGCACGTTCAAGTCCGTTGCTACAATAACGGAGACCGTCAGTGGAAACTCTGTTGATGCCGTTTATGTGGTGGTACAACGAACCATCAATGGATCAACTGTTCAATACATCGAGCGATTTGCAGAACGAAACTTCACCACTGTTGCTGACGCTTGGTGTGTGGATGCAGCTAAGCAGTATAGTGGTGCACCAGCGACAAACTTTTCTGGAGCCGCTCACTTGGCTGGTGCTACCGTTACTGGTCTTGCCGATGGAAATGTTATCACTCCATTTACAATGCCTGTCAGCGGGAATTTCACTCTTTCAACGCCAGCTTCGAAAGTAACGATTGGCCTTGCTTTCACACCTCAACTGCAAACTCTTAATCTCGACATTGGCGATCCAACTATACAAGGCCGACGCAAGAAGGTGTCAGCTGTAACAGTTCGTGTACAGGACACACTTGGGTTATCTATCGGCAAGAGCTTTTCATCTCTCGTTGCGATGAAAGACCTTGTTATCGGCAACGTTGGAAGCCAAACTAACGAACTGGTAACGGGCCTAGTCACTGGCGATGCTCGCACCATTATCACCTCTCAATGGGATGAACCAGGACAGTTCTGCATTCAACAATCTTATCCTCTCCCAGCTACAATCCTTGGAGTCATTCCTGAGATTACCAAAGGCGATACTGACAAGTTCCCAAAGAGGGGGAACCAATGAACGTAGAAATCAACGAAGTCAGTGATGGTGCAGACGTACTGATGATGGACGGCTTGCACCTGACTCCGCTAGAGCAGGATACGCTATGCAAGTGCCTATCTCGTAGCATGCACGTTTACTATGGCCGAGTTGATAATACTTTGATCTGTATTTGGGGAGTCATCCCTGCGAGCCTTATGTCTGACCAAGGTTACATCTGGCTATACGCAGCTGAGGAAGGTAAAAATCATCAGTTTGTATTTATAAG